ATAGAACCCATTGTGGCGTTCTACTGTATTATATAAGTACGATTTTTATTTTGTCAATCCTACTTATAGAAATTCACTAGGCTGAGGATCCCTACCAGTTCCCTAGTGAATATCTATAAGTGGTAGTTTCGTTTTGTCACGGAGTTAAACTACCAAACATCACCGATTTATATGGGTTGTTTTAGATTTTTAATCAACGTACAACCCCAACGTATCTATACCTCTACAAGGTCTTATGAACCGCCTTATAGTAATAATATATATACTTATCAGACACAGACGGCATAGAATTTCTATATTTTCTTTACTTTTACACCTTTTATCCAAGTATATCCTAGCAATTCATCATTTTTTTTCTGTGCTTTATATAAGACTTTTGCTCTTTCTTTATTCTTTTCTTTTTTTTTTTCAGATGGTTTAGAGAAATATTGTCTTTCTCTTGCGTCTTTAATAATGCCCGCCTTTTCAACTTTACGTTTTAAAGCTCTTAGGGCCTGTTCAACATTATTGTTTTTAACATATATTGTAACCAATTTTATTTACCTCCCATCTCATTTTTAGGTTGTTTTTCCCACTTAGGTGGGTTATCACCACCAACATCAAAGTCGTGGTATGATCCTTTTTTATATGTTTCATAATCAGGTCTAGCTGTTTTACCAATAGCAAGTCCTTTAGAAACATCCTCTTTTGTATATCTTGGTTTTTTACCTTTATCTAAACTACCTACATCAATAGGGTATCCCGGTTTTAATTTTTCAACCTTTCCTCCCTTCGCTAAAAACTTTTTCATTTTTTCATCACGTTCTTCTTGTGACATTTTTGGTTTTATTTTTTCTAACCCACTATTATCTTTAAAATTTGTCATTACTTTCCTTATTTAAAGTTAACTTGTGGGGCACAACCCCCACAAGCGGACTTACACTATGGATAGATTTTTGACTAGACTTGGAAATCCGAGTCGTTGTCGTCCTCACTATCATTGGAATTCTCTTGTAGAATTTCTGCCTCATCAGCCTTCTTCTTAGCGTCAAGGATTTCATCTACTGAAGCGCCGCCATCTACTTTACTATATAGATCAACAAATGATGTTTTTGTATCATCATCAAATCTATTAGTACATACAGATATTGCCTTCATTTTATTTTTAAAGATACCATATGCTTCAGCGATATGAACAAGTCTTCTTGTACTTATAATCTCATCAACACCACCATCTTTGTAGGTTTTTCTAATCACATCTGCCCATGTTACTAGATTGTGAGCAAACTTATCATCAGACTTACCAGCAGATTTTAGTTTTGTACTAACAATTTTTTCTTCAATTTTAGCACTTGGATATTCTTGTTCAAATGTAACAGGAAATCTTTCAAGGAATGCCTCGTTAAGTACATTAGTACCAATAAACTTGCCGTCATCACTACCTTGACCTTTAGTGTTAGCAGTTGCAATCACATTAAAGCCAAGTTTAGGTTTAACAAACTTGTTTATCTTTTTAACATAGACACCAGACCCTTCAAGGATAGGTTGAAGACACATTATCTTATTACTTGCAAGGTCAATCTCGTCAAGTAAAAGAACAGCGCCTCTTTCCATTGCCTCAATAACAGGACCATTTTGCCATATGGTCTGACCGTCTTTTAGTCTGTAACCACCAAGTAAATCGTCCTCATCGGTCTCAATTGTAATATTACATCTAATCATCTCACGTTTTGCCTCAGCACAAGCCTGTGTTACAGCAAGTGTTTTACCATTACCAGAAAGACCAGTAATAAAAACAGGATAGAATTTTTTAGATTTTACAATACTACTAATGTCTGTATAATTACCAAACTTAACAAAGTCTATATCCTTAGCAGGAACTACATTGTCGGTCAATGAAGACACGATATAAGCAGCCTTTGTATCATTTGAAATTTTAGTATCAGTTGTATCAACTATGGTTGTATCAGATTCAACAGAGTCAACATTAAGAGTATAAACTCCTCTGCCGACTTTATATTTGTCTGCTTTTAACCAAGAAGGATTTTTGATAACCTTCGTTTTAACAAGAGCATTAATCTCTGCTCTAGTTACTGTATCTTTTTTGTAAGTATCTTTTAATACTTTTAGTACAGTTTTTTGTGTTTTATTTAACTCAATCATAATATAAGTCCTTTCAAATTTAAGTTATACATATATGCTATCATTTTTTGGGGTAAAAGTCAAGCGAAAAAAACCCTTCATTTATGCGATCCTTTTGATAAAGTTTTGTAATAATACTCTGGAATTGATTCGATTCTTCATTCCCGACATAAACATCTTTTTTAAAGCTCTCTTATCAGTTGAATCTGATTCGAATACTTGATTAGCAACTCTAGTGCCAGAGTTAACATAAAAGTAAACATCATAAGCAGTATTGTAATCAGCGATAAATTTATCTTTGGTAAACATTTTTCTAGCCAATATCTCTTTATTGTAAGGCACTCTTAACTGATATTGTAATTCTCTATATTTTGAAACTAGATAGAAACCAATAGTTTGTAAATCATATTTCTTTTTTAAGTATCTTAACATAACACTAGTGAAATCTCTACGTTCCATATAGTAACTACCAGCCATTTGATATTTGCCGTTCAGTTTAAGAAATAAATCACCGTTACCATGTCTATTCATACCGTTTGAAGCACCATCTGTTAACGTAACAAGTGACAACTTTTCAACGTTGTAGTCTTTTTTAAATTTTTTGATAATATGATCCATACCGATCAACGATTCATTAAGTGGTGTTGATGATAAATAATAATCAACAGATATTGCTGGAACAGTTTCATCTTCAGCCGATGGATCGTAACGTCTTTGAGAAGTATAATAGTCACCAAAGTACATTGCAGCCCTATGTAATATAGTAGCACATCTCATATAATCAACTTTGGATTGTTTATGTGAAAACAATTGAACCAATTTAGTTGAAGCGTCAGGTAATACTGTTTTATTGTTAACAGTAAACCCAGATTCTGTATAATCATTTTTTGAATCTCTACAGTTGTTCATAAACGCATAAACTGAAAAAGGTATATTAATTTTTTTACAGAATAAAGTCAAGTTTAATAATTGTTCAACTGTAGGTAATATGTGTTTTTGCATAGAACCAGACCAATCAAGTAATAAAATCATACCGTGATTCTTTTGATTAGGCACAGTAGTAATCTTTTTGAATATATCTTCAGCGAATTTGTATGTATGTAATTTATTAGGATCAATAACACCTGTCTTATCTTGTGAAGCACGAGCATACATCTTAGCGTTTTTCTTCATTTCAAACTCTTTAACTAAAAAATTAACAACATTAGAAGACTCTTTCATAAATTTTTGAGTTCTAATTTTTGCCTTATTGATTTGTTGTTTATCATTTTCTCTATTATTATGTAAATTATCATAAACCATAACATCTCTAATAAATTTTTTATAAGGAATAATTAATTTTTTAAGATTAACTTTTGGCAATTCAGCATAACATCTACTTCTAGCCTCATCATCAGTAATACCTTTAACCGATGTTTCATACATCTCAGCAGTAAGAGGTGTTAACTCACTTGGTGTATTATCATTTTTACCTGCACCACTACCACCAGTTAAATTAGAATCTTTTTTATTTGCCTCATCATCTGATTTATCTGACTCTGATTTTTTTTCTAACCATTCTTCTAATTTTTCATCTGTAGATTTACTATCATCTGATTCTGTATTAGAATCGGTATCTTCATTTTTTTCATTAGATGGTGTATAAATTTTTTGTAATTGTGGTTGTTTTTTCAATTCATCTTTACAATACCCAAGTATTTCCTCAGATAGTTTTAGAACATCATCAAACGTTTTACATTTATCAACAGCGTCAACTAACATTTTTTCTTTATTAGAAAATTTAAAGTTAAGTTTTTTAGATGATTTGTAGTATAAATTGATCTTGTCGATTAGTGCATAATCAGTTTGTACATTTTTACCTTTAGTACCAAAGAAGTTATCTTTATACATTTTATCAAACCCTTTGATGTAGTCATCAACTAGACCTGGATATTTTTTTTGAATAAGTTTATCAATTCTAGCGTCTTCAATAATGTTTACAAATGATTTAAATTCTTTAGTTCTATTTGCCAAATCTATCCATGACTCAGTAGGAGTATGTAAGGCATGAGATACCTCATGGCCAACCAGCATATCATAAACGTGTTTAGATTTCTGTTCTTCTTTAAAGATAGGGATTGTTAATATTCTATTTACTACATCAAACGAAGCTGTTTGTACTTTGTTTTCTTGTACTTCGATATTTTCTGTAGCAAGTAATTTTGCAAGTTGCGATTTATTTGTCATAGTGTTTTTATTCATAATATACACTTATGCTATATTAAAACGCTCTAAAAGTCAAGCACTAAAGATGACGTATTTACTAGGTTCTTAGGAATAATTTTGAGAACAAAACGAGAACATATGATTTTTTACTTAATTCCTATGAATATAGGTTCATATTTTCGCCCTGGTATGTCTGGTCTTGCGAATCGACCTATATAATTATTTGCTTGTTTTTTTTCTGTTTCAACACCATCTAGTGTAGATTGTATTTTAGTTCCTTGTTGTGTTGATAATGACAACCACCATATTTCTATATTTTTAAATCCCGCCTCAACCATACAATCGTATGTGTCTTCCTCAAATGTCTTGTATGATTTAACATTAGCAACATTAAATGCAGCTCTTTTGCCAGGTTTCAAACCTATATGTGCGTTTTTAATAGTTTGTAGTAAGAAACCGTTACGCCATTCATCTTGTTGTTTAAATTTGTTAAATGATTGTTCTGGTTCATCACCATATTGTTCGTGTCCTAAATAAGGTGGACTTGTAAATACAAAGTCTAAACTATTTTGAGTAGGTATATATGTTTCACTACCTTGCTTTAATAACTGATATTTTTTATGAGAGTGTCCATACTCATCTCTAATCTTCTCTAAACCTGCATATGTAGGAACACAAGGGTCTGTGCCTATATAATTTACCCCAGCTGCAATTGCACCCATTAAACGACCACCATAACCCATACTAGGATCCCAAACTGTACCTGCTTCTGTCCCCTCTAATGGACTATCTTTTTCTACAAAAATGTCATATAAAGTTGCGGCTGCCGTAGGTCTAAAATTAGATACCATTTGAGTACCTGAATAACGTCTTAACATCGCTCTCATATCTGATAGTGTAATATTTTCAGCACTCTTTTGTTTAAAAAATGTACCTGTTAAAATTTTATTAATGCCTTTTTCTAAATGTTCTTCATCTTCCCATATCTCTATAGGTGTTTTCATTTTACCACATTTAATACCCCAAGCGTGGTGCATATAAGACCAAGCAAGTGATAATCCATGTGTTGATTGTCCTATGATTTTATTAGGTCTATCTAGGATTGTATCTCTATTAAATGATAGAAGATTTTGATGTTCTTTGTTTCTCCACTTTTTATCTTCAGGATAATATGGAAATCCTTTATTATCTTTCCAATCTCTAACTACTTCTTTTGCATTACTCATATATTATTTGTATTTTGCATATATTTTACCAGGTATGGTTTCTTTTGACCAACTTGTTTTTCCGACTAATTTTAAATCTATGCTATCATAAAATTTACAGGCTGTCAAGTTGTCAGCTCTTACTGATAAATAAACATTTTGAGGACACCATTCAAAAAATTGATTGAGAATCACCTTTGCATTACCGTTTCCTGGTTCACTATTTGCTATTTGATGTAATACAGTATCGTACTTTTCTATTTGTACACCACCAATTTTCTGTTTTCTTTTTGCGTGATGAAAAGTAATTATTACGCCATCTTCCCATATTAATTGACTTCTATCAATCATACGTTTCATATAGTCTGTTCTAACGTGAGGAAACCAATTTCTATGTTTATAAAATACTTCTTTTATTTTTTCAAAGTCTGAAGGAGCTGCAAAAATCATTTTATTATATTAACGTTACTTTCTGTTTCTATTATAACACGAGCACCGCAATTTAGCAAAGGCTTATCATTACCACCATAGATGACTTTACTAGGACCTAGTATTTCAACTTCGTGGCAATATGTATTGTTTTTACCTGATTTAACTGTAATTGCAGGATCATTTTTATCGTGTTTTTTATTTGCTCGTATAACGTGTTGGTTAACGTGTATATATGTCTTTTTATTTTTCACTTTGTTTTAGTAAGTTTTTTATTTTATCATTATTATAACAATCTACGACTAAATGTAATCTATCAAAATCTGATTTATTATGTACAGCATGTGGTTTAGAAACGTCTGTATAATAATATTTACCTGTTTCTAAATTAAAATGATGCTCTTCTTTACCTTCCCATAAGTAAAAATGTACATTATTATTTGTTCTTAATGGTATATGAAGTCTTATAATATTACCATTTTTTATCTCCTTATCAACTTTATCTGTATGTTTTTTGATAGAAGTTCCTGCTTTCAATCTCATTACTCTTACTCTTTCAAATTCAGCAGGTATATGAGATAATATTTCTTTTATAGGTAATAGTTCAGGTTCATCATATAAACTTGTCCATCTTAACGGTTGCTCTTCAACATCACTTTTTAAAACACCTGGTTTTAAAATATTTAAAATATCGTCACTATATCCTCTAATAGATACAGCATCCCAATCTCCTTTTGCATTATACTTTGTTTTAACAGCTGAATACTCTAAACTGTCTAAAAAATTTACAGCGTTTTTTAACGTATCTGTATGTTTTTGACTTACGTTGTATTCAGGTAAATCTAATTCTTTTAGTGGATTCATATTATTTTCATATCCCATACTAAAACCCTTTTTATATTTTTACTTACACTTGGTCTGGTAAAATGAGTTAAAAATTTAGGTACTACCATCATCATACCCTCACTTACAGAATATGGATAATGTATAGTGGCATTAGACTCTATATCATTCCAAGGTTGAACATATGTAGTTACTGTTGCGTTTTTATCAAAATCTAAATAAAGTATTCCTGTATAACCTGGTGATCCGTGATTGTGAGCTGTGTGATAATCTCCTTTACCATATGATACTGACCATACATCTTCAATCATTATATCCTTATCTAGTTTATCTGAAAGTCTTTCAAAGTCTTCTTTTAATATATTTACAATAATATCTTTTAGATTTGTTCTTTCAGATTGTTTATTTGTGTAGAAATTTTGTACACCAGTTTTTTCTTCGGGATGGTTTTCAAGTTCTTCTATTATCAATTGTTTTTTTTGTTGAAAATTAGGTATAAGCGATCTATAACTATTAATTTTAAACAACGGCTCTTCTATAAACATAATTACTCCTTATTATCAAATTCTAGGCATAAATGTGATTTACGTCTAAATACTGTTCTTTTAGCGTTTTTTGAAAAATTATCATACAATTCATTATCTATTCTTCTACAATGTTCCGTACCCGATACAAATATTGGAAAAGGATTTAACCAGTTTGTTATAATAAAATAGCCTTTAAAGTTTTTAATTAAATTTTGATAAAAATTATTAAAGTGGCTTTCTGGTATATGTTCTATACTTTCACACATTATTATTGTGTCAAATTTTGATAAATCTAATTCTACATCTTTAATATTTTCATTTATTAAATTGTATGATTGTTCTTTGTTAAAAAACTTAATACCTGTTTCTTTGAATAGTTTTTCTGCGTTAGGATGAAATTCAACACTGGTAACATTGTATCCTAAATGTGCTAGTGTATTTGTAATTTCTCCTCTACCTCCACCTATTTCTAAAATATTTTTAGGTGTTCTTTTTTTATTTTTTTCTAAAAATTCTAATTGTTCTTTTAATGTATAGTGTTCTATACCTTCTTTACCTTGAGGAAAAGTTACTCTTGGAAACTCTTTAAATATTGAGCCATAGTCTATGTCGTGAGCATATAAAATTGAGGCATATGCGTCACCAAACTTTAACATATTATTTTGCCATTCCTTAAATCCATCAGATTTTTCAAAATAGTTTAAGTTATAAATTTTTTTAAATGTTTTGTTTTCATCTTCTCTCCATTCAACACCTAGTTTTTCCATAACAGTATTGTAGTCTTCTTCGATTAACCATTGACTCTCTTTAGACCACAATTGGGTCATATTACGATTAGCAATATCTTTTATTACTGTAGTTATCTTATCAACATTTATTACTAACGGATGTCCCTCAAACGCTGCACCTGCATTAGTAAACTTAACAAATTTAGTCATAATTCTCCTTACTTTTAATAGCTCCAACTAATATTTTTTTAATTTTGTTATTTGTTTATCTCTTTTTTCCATAGCTCTTTGTAATTTAAATTTACTTGCCTTTTCTGTAAAAACTACACCTTGCATATGATCAAATTCATGTTGAAAAATGCGAGAGGATAAACCAGTTAAGTTTTCCTCTACTTCTTTCATATTCTCGTCAAGGTATTTAACAGCAACAGCTCTAGGTCTTTCTATATCTAAAAACAAATAAGGAAAGGTTAAACATCCCTCTTTAAATCTTATTGTTTCTTTACTATGACCTTTTATTTCTGGATTAAAACAGGCTCTTTTTTTACCATTTTCTAACTGTGGATGTCCCATCACAAACATTCTGTAAGGTTTACCGACTTGATTAGCAGATAAACCTATACCTCCATATTTAAGCATAACTTCAAACATTTTATCAGCAAATTGTTTTGTTGTTATTTTTTCTTGCTCTTTAAATATCTTTTCATCCAAAGGTGCTACACTTGATAATACCCTTGGATCAGTAGGTGGTATTAATTTTAGTTCTTCCATTATGTCGCCTTTCCAATATTAAATGATATGGCTATTCTACCGTTTGAGTTATTAAGTGGAACTTCGTGTGGTAAATTAGATGGCCATAACAACATTTTTCCTTTTTCTGCTTTTATAGAATAACTATTTGTATTATATATATTATTTTTTGTTTCATATAGATATGTTGAAAAAATATCCATTATGCTAACCTCGTAAAGTTTTTATATTTTTCGAATTTAATAATATTGGTAAATTTATCAAATAATATATCTCCTTTATGTGATATGATAAAAGTATTTTCGCTTGTTAATGTTTTAATTATTTTAAAAAAGTCGTCTGTTCCTTGACCATCTAAACTGCTATCAAATATTTCATCTAGTATTAGTAGATTTGTATTTGTGCTATTTTTCATTTTAGCGATAGTCCTCCATGTAAATAATAGTGCTAAATCAATTCTTAATTTTTCACCTTCACTAAAACTATTGTAGTTGAAGGTATCTCTAAATCTACTTTTTATTGTTTCGTTAAATTCTTCATCTAAATGAAAGTTAACAAAGAAATCCATAGATTGTAAGTACTTATTAATTAAATTATTCATTATAGGTAAATACTTTTTAATAATATTGGCCTTAACACCTGTATCATTTAATATCTCTCTAGCAATATCAATATATTTTTTTTCTTCTACAGCTTTTTGTTTTTCTGCGTTAACATCTTTTAGGTCTTCCTGTATTTTTTCTAGTTCTTTTTGAACAACGTTTGTGTTAGTATCGTCATTTTCTAGTTTAGCGATTTCGTTATCTAGTCTATTTGAGTGTCTATTAATTTCTGAAATAGAGGTATTAATTTTTGCAACAGATATATCTAACTCATTAAGTCTTTTTTCTACTACTTTATATTCGTTAATTTTTTTGTTTGTTTTATTCATCTCAGCTATTAGTTGAGTTAGTCCTTGTTCTAATTCTGATATTTTATTTGCTTCACTATTGATTTTGTTTAGTTTAAATTGTTCATCAATTGGTTGTGTGCAAGTAGGACAGCTGTCATTGTTTTGAAAAAATGATAATGTTTTTTTATGTGATGATAGATTGGTTTCTATCTTTGATTCTAGCTTATTAAGTTCATTTGATTTTCTTGTATATTTTTCAGCACCCCACACTTCCGCTTTTGTGGATATAATTTTTTCATTTAACAATTGTAATTTTTGATTATATTCATAATTACTTTGTGCATTTTCTTTTAGATGTTGTTTTCTGTTCTCTATGTCTGTGGTATCTCTATTTTTTATTTCGTCAAAGTGTTTTTTTTGTAACTCATATTTTTCAGTCATTAAATCATATCTATGTTTTACATCAATAACCGATTTATTTAATTCACCTTGTTTTTGTCTTAACAGTAAGTCCATGTGACTAAAAACTCTTATGTCTAATATTTCTTCCACAACTTCTCGTCTGTATCTGGCACGTAAATGCATAAATGGCTCATATGAAGTAGAACCTAGTATAACAACTTGACAAAAGACACGATAATTACATTTTAAAATATTTTGTTCCAATGTGTTTTGATAATCTACGTTAGAAGCATCCTGGTTTAACATTACATCATTACAATAAATCTCAAACTTGTTTGGTTTAATACCTCTTACAATTCTATATTTTTTGTTAGCAGTTTCAAACTCACATTCTACCTCACAATCATTTGAATTAATCGTGTTAACCAATTGTTCTTTTTTAATATCTCTAAAAGCACGATTAAACAAAGCAAAACACAATGCGTCAAGCATTGTTGATTTACCTGCACCGTTTGTTCCTATGATGAGTGTTGATGGTGATTTTGCTAGGTCAACTTCTAAAAACTGATTACCTGTAGATAGAAAATTACGCCATCTTAATTTTTTAAAATATATCATACTTTGTTGTCACTAGCCTCAATATAAATTGATTTTAAGTATTCTTTTAGTTTAGTTTTACTCACATCTGTTTCTAACTGATCAACATAGTTATTTAGGAATGTAACTGTGTCTTCACCCATCTCTAATATGTCTTCTCTTACACTAGCTTTAATATCTGAATAATCTTCTACAATATTTAAGTCGTGTACTGTTATCTCATTATACAATCTTTCTACAAATTTGTCAAACACCTCGTTATCGGTCTTGTTTAATACGATTAACTTAACAAAGTGATTGTGATATTTTTTTATATCATAGTTACTGTAGTTTTTCTTTTTATCATCATAAATTATTTTTTTATGAATGGTTAAAGGATTTCTTACTCTTGTTATTTCTCTAGTTTCTGTATCAAAGATATGAAATCCTTTAGGGTCTTGGTAGTCAGACCATGTCATTTCATATTGAGCACCATTGTAGTGTATTTGACCATCGTCTGTATGTTTGTGAAAGTGACCTGATATAACTCTATCAAATCTAATAAAATCTGATTTTGCTAAACCATGTTCATTGATTACACCGTTTTGCATTTCAATACCTTTTATTTCTAAATGACCAAAACATAGGTCTGCTTTCGCTGTTTTTAACATTTTTATAGAGTGAACATAGTTGTCATCACAAATCCAAGGCACAAACAGAATAGATGTGCCATCAAAATCTACAACAGTTGACTTTGTATATATCCAAGGTTCGTGTTTTTTATCAAAAGATGTATAAAGATTTTCTATAGCATTTACGTCATTTGTATTTTTAAAGTATGTATCGTGGTTCCCGATAATAATATGTGTATCAATTTGTTCCTCATATAGTCTATCCCAAAAATGTTTTCTAAAAACAGAAGCGGTTTGAAAGTTAATAAACTTTCTTCTATCAACAACATCACCTAGGTGAACCAATGTTTTTACATTATGTTCTTGTAGGTAGGGAAAAAAGATTTCATTATAAAATCTTAATTGATGTTCTCTAAATGCTTGAGAGTCGTTTCTCACACCAAAGTGGGTATCGTTCAATAGGGCAATCTTCATTATATATCTAATACGCTAGTATAGGTTCTTTTTTTTCTTTTCTTAATTCTTATCTCACTAGCCTTTGGTTGTTCATCAGTTGATGGTTTATTTTTTCTTAAAAATTCTAAAAACTGATTCTTATAATCGTTTTGTGTATCGCCAGGTAATACAGAAAATTCATCTATATTGCCTTGTTCAATCATTCTATATTTAATGCTTGTTTGTTTTTTTTCTTTTTGTATTCTTCTTATAAAAGCATAATAAATGATTTGTGTAAAATAAGCAAATGGATTATTTGATTTTGCTGGATTAAAGTTTTTAAGATATTGTAAACAGTTTTCTATACCGTCAGAAATCATATCATCTCTAAAGGTATAGTTAATAAAATTAGGTCTATAAGATAAGTGATTTGCAATCTTTAAAAAACATTCACCAATATAGTCTGTAACTAGTGGCATTTTTCTGTTTCTTTTTTCTGCCTTTTCACACTTATCCTTAAACTCAATCATCGCTTTTAAAAACTCTTTATTATCTACGTAATGTACTGATCTTTTTCTTGTTTTAGTCATAATTATATAATACTACATTTAGTTGTTTTTGTCAACGGTTTAACATTTTAATTCCTAAAATTGTAAGCTAAAGATATTCTTTTTTCATCATCCAAATGTTGTTCTACAAAATGTTGAACATTACCTCTAAACACTAGCAATTTTCCTACATCTGGCCTAAAAAAAATATTACCTGTCGGCGCAAAAAGGTTATTCTCATATTCAACAGTATCAGGCATTCTGGATTTAAAAAATACCTTACTTGATTTTTCATTTGATTTTAAAAAGTATATACAAGAAATAATAGATTTAGCGTGTTCGTGGACTTCTTGGTAATCATATTTTTTATATATATTAAAAAAAGCATCACCTTCTAAATCCAAATTAACCGACATATGTGTTTGTTTTATGTATTCTTTAACTTGTTCTTTGACCCAAATATTTAATCTTTCAAATTTTTTGTCTAATAATATATCGTGTGTATTAAGTGTTGTATATATCTTACCATTGTTGTTAAAAGTTTCTACACCATTAGGTATTGTTTCTTGCTTTTTAAGACAATAATTTACTAAGTCGTCTTCTATTTCATTATGAAAAGGACAAAAACTGTGTGATATGTTTGTTGGAAAAAAATGTTCAGTTATCATATTTAATCAAAATTATACCATCCTGTTATAATATATTTATTTTCATGGTCGCTTGACATAATCTAATTTCATTGTTATAATACCCATGTGGGTTGTTACCGAGAAGAGCTAGCTACCTCACTAATGAATCTTTTTACTTGGCATATTTAGTAAGTCACTTAATTCTTTAATGTCACTCTTATCAATATCACCCTCATTTAAATAGGAAGTTTCTTCATCATCTTTTATATCTCTTTCTAAAAATCCAGGTAAGGCCTGTTTTGCCTCTCTTAAAGAGATGGCAAGTTTTCCATATCTTTTAGTAAAATCTGATGTAGCATTACATATAGTTATAATTTTATCAACAGGAATAGTTACTATCTTTTCATCTGTAAAACCCACCCATTTAACTAAAGCAATATAATCAGATATGCCGTGTTCAGTAATACGAGGAACATATTTAATTAACATAGGTTCTTGCAATCTTAATAGTTTAGAGTTTTCAGGTAGTTGGTCTTTATGTAAAGGAAACTTACAACAGATTTCTTCTCCTGAAACCAGTCTAATAATCTTTACAGATTCGCTGTCAATTCGATTAATCATATAACTATTTATCTAAATTTACGGTGTGTATTTCATAGTTGAAACTTTCCCGATTATAGATATTAACTCTTTCTTGGAAGTGTGTTAAAGTAAAATTCTTTTTATTTTTATATGTTAAATCATCTGAAATATCATAGACTGTAGCAGACTGTTTCTTATCGCCGATTCGAAGGCCACGACCAATACTTTGCAATACTCTTATAGGGCTCTTACTAGGGCTACTAAAAATAATGTTGTGTAAATTACGAATATTGATACCAGTGCTAAACGTCCCGAAAGAAGCGACAATAATTGCGTTGTCCGACTTTTCTGTGATTGCTCTAATTTTTTCTCTATCACCTGTTTCTGTCCCACCATAAACAAAAAATATTTTTCGTCTTGGGTCTGCTTTTTCTTTTATTAAGTTATATAAAATTTCACCGTGTTTTTCTACTAACTGAAACAAACATAAAGTATTGCCATTAAGTGCCAAGGTTAGATTTCGTATGTATTTATTACGAGTAGTATTTTGAGTAAGATATTCCAATTCTTCAAAGTATTTTACACCATAAACTACTTTAGATTCTTCTTCTGGATATTTTAAGTTTAAACAAATTACTTTTAAATTTGCTAATTGTTTTTTATCCATAAGTTGTTTAGTGGAGACCACTTTATTAACTACACCAAATAGACCTGTTAATACTAACTTGTGTGTTTTACTATCATCTAAAGTGCCTGTAAGGCCAATACGATATTTACAATCTGTAAGTTTTGTCATTATCTTTGTTAATGATATGGCCTTAAATAAATGAGCTTCATCACCAATAACTGCACCATAATCTTCAAAAAACTTTTTAGGCATTTTATATAATGATTGCCAAGTTGATATAACTATTCTTTTGTTTTCATCTATATCATAACCGTGATATTTTCTACTGACATTTGTTTCTACATCATAACCGTAATCTTTAAAATCTTTGTATAATTGTTCAACAAGTGATGTGGTTGGTACAATAATTAAAATATTATTGTTTATCATATTTAAATAATGTCTAACCAACATATAGATGATGAGTGATTTACCAGAGGCAGTGGGTGATAAAATCAACCCTCGTTCACACTCTAAAGCAAATTTATACGCTTCTATTTGATAATCTCTAGGTTTGATAGACAGATCATACTCCTCAATCATACCCTCTATATCGGCGGCTGAGACATGGCTATGTGTCAAAATATCACTAGATTCAACTATATGAATATCTTTTTTATTACACCAATCTTTTAGATATGGGTACAGTCCTACATACATTTGACCTGTAGCATATGAATATAATCTTATCTTACCATCCCAGACTCTATTGCGAAACTGTGGTGTAAACTTATAACCAGGCACTTCAAATGAAAAATAGTCTGAAAGTTCTCTACGAATAGAGACATCGGCATCTATTTTGATGTAAACGTCATTGATTTTATCAACGATAATGTTTTGCATTTTAGATGATACCAGAAGTAAACTTTTTCCACTCTATGGCATTTTTAATTTGAAATGTACGATTGGATATAATACGAATAGTTTTGTCTAGGTAGTCAACAACACTTTGTATATAAGTTACCTTTTGTTCTAATTTCATTAAATCATCATCTGATTTAATGTATTTGTCAACATCTTGTTTTAGTAACTTTATATTAAAAGGTTTTTGTTGGTAGACACTAGGGTCTGCCTTACCAGTATAGTATTCCCATTTTTCTCTTAACAATCTATCTCTATCTTGTTCGGCCTTCTTTAATAGATTGATGTATTGATTATGAAATTTACAATACTTGTTATGTAGTGCTGGTGTTTTTAATGATTCTAAATCAAGTTCAACATCATTTAATTTTAGGTCTTTTTCGGCTAACGCCTGCAATTCATCAAAGGTCATAATATCTCCATTATATCAGCTATTGACTATTTAGTCAATGGTTTACGAAGTAGTTTCCACAGTTGTACTAGCACTTACATTTGCAAATTCATATATTTTATATTGAAATGTAACACTAGCAGTCAAATAATCAACATCTGCGGCTTGTTGATTATAGTCTAATCCAGATAGTGATATTGGATAAACATCTCTAAATCTTATTTCTATATTGGCATTGTTTTTACTTGTTAGTACAAAAAGTGTAGCATCTGAATACAAACCACCATCATCTTGTACGGCCTTTGAAACTTTACCAAGTTCGTTACTAACACCTGTGTCTGAAGTTGTTGGATATCTATCAGCACTTGCACCTTGTAAAGCACGAAACTGTGAAGTGTCTTTTGGGAAACCAAGACCTGTCATCCAACCGTGTATCTCTCTATAGTTTTCTAAATTTTCATCTACTAAAAAAGAAATATTTAAAGTACCATAATCAATTTTATCACCAGGAATTGGTATATCTTTTAAAGGTGTAGGTTGATTTGATGTACCTAATGTAATACCTGGTATGTTTGCTGCCGTACAAAAGTATTCTACTTTTGGTAGTTTAATTATACCAAACTTAAACTGTGTAGGACTAGCGTAGTCTAATTTTGTAGGTTGTCTATTGTAACTATTTGTAGTAGTCATAGTAATATTTATGTTACTTAGGAAGTGTGCCTGAATTACCTAATTTTTCTAAAGCATCCACTATCGTATCCAAACTTACATCATTTTTTTTACAAGGGATTTCTTCAGTAGAAACCTGATATTCTTCACAGATAGGTAGAGTTTCATCTATTACTTCTTTTTCATAAGCATTAACCACCGTAAAGACACATAACATTATTAAGGTTATTACAAATATGTATAGGTATTGAATAAGTATTTTTTTCATAGTGTGATATTATTTATGCTAAAAAAAAGGGCGACTTTTTAGGGCCGCCCTTTTTAAAATATATCTCAACAATATATTACATAATGTTCGTTACTTGAACACGTCTGTAGTATCTGTTTGAGTTGATTGAACCAACACCGTCAGCAGTGATTGAATCACCAGCACCAGCACCAGCAAATGGGTTTGCAACAAGACCATATCTTGTCTTAAATCCAATTTTTGGTTGAAAAGTGTCCTGACCAACTGCTCTTACCATTTGTAGTGGTACATATGGGCAGTAGAACATTCCAGCATCGTATGGTGAAGAACCTTTGTAACCAACAACGTAGTATTGTTTAGTTGGAGTTGCATTGAACGATAAGTTACTTGCATACGGATCAATGTATACTTTGTATCTTCCGTTTAATACACCAGCAAAAGTATTTCCTGTGTCGTCAACATTTAAATTGTTGTTAAGAGCAGGAGTGTAATCTAATACACCAGCCATTTGTAATGCACTTGCAACATCTGAAGAACAGATAATCATATTACCTTTTCCTCTTCTTGTTCTTTGTGCAATAGTATTAGCATCTCTCTCAACTTGGAACATTAGACCTTTGAATCTCTCAACAGACCATCTACCATTTGAGTCAGTATCTAAATCAAAGATACCAGCAGAAGTAGTATTGATAGCCGCATTTGAGTTATCGTTGTCAGCAGCACCCGCTTCAGCAGTTCTGTAAACTGTTCTTACAACTTCTCTGTTGATTTCCGAAAGGATTTCAGCAGAAAGAATGTTTGCTAGTTCTGATTCAGCATCTAGACCATGAATTGCTTTTAAGTCTTGAGCAAGTTCCATAGTGTATTCAGCTTTAAGAGCTCTTGATTTAGCAGTTACTGTTGCTTTCTCAATTGAGAATGACATTTCAGCAAATGCATTTGCACCAGCGTCTCCAAGGGCTTCAGCAGTAGCTGTTGCCATTGCAGTTCCTTTTGTGAAAGAACCAGCTGGGCTATCGTTTAACACA